CCACGATCGTTGTATTCCTACTCACTTAAAGACCTCTCAGATGTAGGGTCCAACATGTACATCAGAGGAATCATGACAGGCAATGAAGTAAGGAACTGGATAGGACTCACGCCTAAAGAAGGACTTGATGAGCTTGTCATCCTGGAGAATTTCATTCCGGCAGGAATGATAGGAGACCAGAAGAAACTAAACCCTACGAGCACTGAAGGAGGTGAAGAGTAATGCTTAAGAAAAGAGAATCAGCTCTGGTAAGTGGCCAGTTAAGAGCGGAGCCGGGCGATAAGAAATATATCGAAGGTTACTTCGCGGTATTTAATGCAAGAACAGAGCTTTGGCCTGGAGTATTCGAAGAAATAGCGCCAGAGGCTTTCAATGACACTTTAAGCAATGACATAAGGGTATTAATCAACCACGACACTACGCTTGTCCTGGGGCGCAATAAATCGGGTACAGCGGAAATCAAAGTCGATAGTCGGGGCTTGTGGACAAAGGTTGAAGTCAACGAGAAAGACTCGGATGCTGTTAATGCATATGAGCGTGTACAGCGAGGAGATGTTGATCAGTGCTCATTCGGCTTCAACATAATCGATGAGGAAATAAGCTACCTCGACAATGGCGATGTGCTTTTCAGACTTAAGAAAATTGACCTTCATGAGGTCAGTGTATGTACATTCCCGGCATATCCGGAAACCTCGGTCAATGCCAGGCAAAAAGATATCGACGAACACGTAGGAAGAATCCTCGAAAAGAGGAAATCGGAACTACTCAACAAACTCAAAGGAGGCAATAAGTAATGCTTAAACAGTTAAGACTTAAAAAGAAAATCGAACTGATCAGAGCTCAAATAACAGCTCATGACACAAGACTCGCTGAGATACAGGCGAGAGAGGCAGAACTTGAAACAGCGATATCCGAGGCGGCAAATGATGATGACCTCTCTCTTGTGGATGAGGAGATAGCAACAGTTACCGCTGAGAAGGATGAGCTCACTGAAAAGAAATCGGCACTTGCTGCCGAAATCGAACAGCTCGAAAGAGAACTGGAAGAGCTGAATACTGCACCGGTATCTGAAATAGAACCAGACACCAGAATGAATAAAACAACGGAGGTAATAAGAATGAACCAGTTTAAGTTTTTCAGGACAATGAACAGAGATGCGGTCAAGGCAACCGTTGAAAGAGCGGAGGTAAAGGAATTTATCTCAAGAGCAAGGAACCTTGTTGGTGAAAAGAGAACGGTGACAGGAGCAGAGCTTCTTGTACCGACCATACTTTTGGATATGCTGAGGGATAGTCTCACAACATACTCAAAGCTTGTATCAAAGGTCACATACAAACCGCTGAAAGGAAAGGCTAGGCAGAACATTACCGGGGCAATCCCTGAAGGCGTATGGACAGAAATGGTAGGTAAGCTGAATGAACTTAGTCTTTCATTCAACCAGATCGAAGTCGATGGATACAAGGTAGGTGGATTCATAGCGATACCGAATTCAACACTTGCTGATTCGGATGAGAATCTTGCAGATGAAATCATGTATGCTCTTGGTCAGGCAATTGGACTCGCACTCGACAAGGCAATACTCTATGGAACTGGTACGAAAATGCCAGTAGGAATAGTAAAGAGGCTTGCGGAAACTGTAGAGCCTGCATACTATGGCGACAATGAGAGAGCTTGGACAGATCTTCACACTACAAACCTGCTTCTGATAGATGCTTCAGCGGCAACCGACATAGCCTTTTATAAGGACCTGCTTACGAAGATAGGAGTGATAAAGAGCGAATACTCAAACGGAGAAAAGTTCTGGGCTATGAACTCAAAGACCTTCACAGCGCTTCAGGTAAAAATGCTTGGAATTAATGCTGCAGGCGCAATAGTATCTGGTCAGACGAACACCATGCCTCTTATTGGCGGAGAAGTAGTTGAACTTGACTTCATTCCAGAGAATGTAATCATAGGGGGCTATGGCTCACTGTACATTCTTGTAGAAAGAGAGGGCACCACTTTCGGAGCATCTGAGCATGTACAGTTTATAGAGGATAACACTGTATTTAAGGGTATAGCAAGGTATGACGGAAGGCCTGTGTTTGGAGAAGCGTTCGTTGCACTTAACATATCGCAGGAAGCTCTTGAAGTTGCTCCTGTTGCTACCGCTGTAACATTCGCTCTTGACAGTGCAAACGCATAGGAGTAACTCATGAAAGCGAAGGTAATAAAGGAGTACCGGGATAAATACAATAAGCACCTTCGCAGAAAGAACACTGTAATTGAAGTGGCACCAGAAAGGCTGGATGAAATAAATGCCAGCCTTAAAGGGCCGTTTTTAATTGCTTTGCAGAAGGAAATCCCGGCAGAACTTGACTATGAAACAATGACAAAAACTGAACTGATTTCCCTAGCTGAAAAACGTGGGGTTGAAGTTAATGCTAAATCAGGTAAAGCTGCAATAATTACAACTTTGAAAGGAGGCCCAGCATGACAAAAGCTGAAATAGTAACGATGGTAAAGGCTCGCTTGGGTATCTCCACATCAGGTAGAGACTCAATCATAACGCTCGCAGTAGATGCGACTGAGAAGATGCTAAGCGACGAGAAGGGGATATTGGTTGACCTGGCCAATCCGCTGATATGCGAATTCATGATGGATTATAGTGCCTGGAAATATGAGTCAAAGGGTGAAACCGGCGGAATGCCTCGACATCTTGATTTTGCATTAAAGAACCTTATGATCCACAATCCAATACCTGAGGAAGAGGTGGTCTAATGTACACCAAGAAAACCTTCGATGATCAGGTGGGGCTAATATCAGCGACAATAACCCAGGATGAGTATGCCAACGAAATCGAAACCGAAACAACCCTCACAGTGTGGGCAGACATGGTCAGCGTAGGGAGAAATGAGTTTTACAATGCACTGCAAACAGGACTTAAACCATCAATGGTGATTACGATTAAAGCCTTTGAATATTCTGGGCAGAAGTATGTGAGCCATGGTGGTAAGAGATACAAGGTCGAACGAACATATCAGGCCGACAATGAGAACCTCGAACTCACCTGTAGCGAGGTGGTTGCATGAGCTCAGTAAAAGGTGCTTGCAAGGTAGGAGATTTTTCGAAAGCTTTTGGTGACACCTTAAAAAAATACACAAAAGAGGTTGAAGAAGGGCTCGCCAGTGTATCCAAGGAACTTGCTAAGAATGCAGCCAAGGAACTTAAAAATGTATCTGCATCAACATTTAACACAGTTCAAGACAAACCATATAGTGAAGGTTGGACAGCCAAGAATGAAAGCGTGCGTCATCATGCCAGGTGGGTTATCCACAACAAAAATAAACCTGGATTAGCTCACTTGCTGGAACATGGTCATGCACAAGTAAATGGGGATAGAACACCTGGAAGAATCCACATCAAGCCTATTGAGGAAAAGCTAATCAAGGACTATGAGGATAATGTAAAAGCAATCATAGAGAACGGAGGGTATTAGCATGACTACGATAACAGCCATAATAACTGCAATCAAGGCAGCTGGATACCCGGTAGCTCATGACAGCTTCTCTGGACCTCAATCATTACCTTTCGTGTGCTGGACGGATGAAGGATCTAACAGCTTTTATGCTGACAACTCCAATTACCTCAATAAGTCACAGTACAACATAGAGCTATACACCAAGTACAAGTCAAAAGCTGATGAAAAGAAGATCCAGGATGCACTCACCGCGCAGGGAGTGACCTACAACAGAAATCCTACAACCAAAATTGATTCAGAGGACTGTTTTCAGACGGTCTTTATTTTCGAACTAATAGATTAGGAGGAAAGAGATGGATAATAAAGTATTATTCGGACTGAAAAATACGCACATAGCATTCCATAAGACTCTTCTGGGTAAGGCAATTGCCATAACCGGACCATGTACTGTGGATGGTAACTTAACATTCATAGTTACATCTGCAGAGGTTACAGGAACGCCTGTATCTGTAACCGTGGCTCTTGTGGCGCTTACTCACACTACAGCAGAGCTTGTAGCATCAGCGATAGCTGCAGCAGTAACAGCCAATGCAGCAGTAGCGGCAAAGTTTACTTGCACAGCAGAAGGAGCTGTAGTTACCGTAATGGGTAAGGATGAGTATGATGCAGATGCAACGTTCAACATAGACATAACCGAGGCAACTACAGGAGTAACACACGGAACACCTGTGGACGCTGAAGCTATAGCCTTTGCAACACCACAGCCTGTCAATGGCTCGGTAGGGCTTAACACTGATCCAGAGGG